GCCGTTGAGAGAGCGAGTATCCTACGGGTTAGGAACTACCTCTAAGGATTTGATTGCTAAACCTCCAGACTTAGTACCAGATAATAAACCTTAGCTTACTTCAGTAGATATTATTCCTACAGGTGGTACGTAAGCAGGGGTGCTTTAGTAGTAATAGGGATAATTGGCCAGCTGACCCTTTGGGGTCAGTTCATGTGATGGCTATGCCCATGGTTTATCATCTTTCCATATACAATAAGATGAGAATTCTAACTCAGTTAGATCTATGCCTCCCTCTAATTAACCACACTAATTACTTGGAGCATAACAACCATTTAATAGTCTGATTTTTGCATCTGAGATTTATGCCGCAAAATGGACTTGTGTGAAGCAACCGCAGATAGGAAACTTGATTATGAGTGATAAATTAATTACCCCCACGAAAAGGGTTACTTAACGTAAATTGGTGCATTTACCTGATAATGTTAATTAATTAATTAGTGAATATAAAAATACTGATATAGGATACGCCATTGAAATTATATATGCTCTTTTTCCTGATACTCACGACTGGATTAACTCAAATAAGCCTATTTTACACTTGTGTACCAATCCATTACCCTTATAGAAGTAAATAAAAGACTTGATTGCTAAAGAATCATTGCCATAATATGGTTACACATTATGGGAAGGGATGGAAAATTTATTTGGGTATAGAACTGAAAATATTGAAGGTCCAGAATTAGTTGAGTATTATGAAGAGGTTAATAATTGGATTTCTGATAAAGATCATTTTAAGGTAGCTGAAATTCCATTGCAAATAGGTTGGAATGCAAAGATATGCTAATGGAAAACAGTTGCTTATAAAAATCCAATTTTATACATGACTCCAGGATCTTCGGGTTCTGAGAAGGTAATAAATATGTATAAAAAAGAAATTCATACCACAAAAAATCTTTGGTTTAGTACATGTTCCAAAGAGGAATTTGATTCATTATTTGTGCCTAGACATGCTTATGCTATTGCTTTGAAGAAAAAAGAGACTTACAAAGTTCGTCCGTTTATAAATACAGATTTAAGATTGCATGCATTACTTTCTTTAGTATATCATGCATGGGTTAATGTCATTGGTTCTTCTGATAATCTGTATCCAGTTATGGGTGATAAGTAGAAATTACACTAATATGCAAGACACTAATCCTTGATTAAAGGTAACATTGGATTTTCATTTCCTGCTGACATGAAACGATTTGACTAGCATATTCCGATGAAATTGATCATAAGATCTTTGGTCTTTTTAAGAGACCACGTTTGCCATTACCATAGCGATATAGAAACACGTCATTTTTTGTTTGAATAATTCAATAATGCAATATTTTGCATTACTCACACAACCATTGACATTGATGGGACCCATCGACTTGTAAAAGGTGGTTTGTTGAGCGGCTGGAGAATTACAAACTTATTAGGCAGTTGGATAAATTATATGATCAACATTGAGTTATTGAGTCCATATGGAATAGATTAATTAGTCACAATGGGAGATGATACTCTTGCTTGGCTTAAACGATAGATTGAAATAGATACCATATCAAATAAATTTAAAAGTTATGGATTGGAAATTGAAGCATCAAAGAATTATACATCTGCTACTGAGAGTGAATTTTTGAGATAGCACTTTAAACCTCGATAGATTAGTGGCTACCCTATGAGAAAGTTGATTGGTTTGATGTGGTTTAAGCCTTAGTAATATGAGGATGATATTGGGTATGATGGTTTAGAAGCATCCATCAATTAGTTAATTTCTTGCACTTATGGAGCATAAGCTTAACTTGTTAATGTAAAAATGCTCTTTGAATCTTATCTTTTTACAGATATAAGACACTTAGGATGGAAGAAGTTTAATGGGAATATGAATATAAAAATATCTCCAGGCTTGCGGACAGTCGACTACCACTTGGAGCGCAAGTATTCTGAGATGTATAACTTACAATATTTACGATAAGGAGCTACTATACACGATAAATAATATTAAAGGTTATGGCTGTAACAAACGACATCAAAAACAACCCTTCACTATTATGAGAAACAGATAAGGCTTCATTACTCCAAACTGGCCTAATACCCTGAATATAAACTTAAGATGAATCATTTATCATAACCGTACCCCTCAGTATCTACTGGTATATACTAATTGGATTCTTTAATTCTTGAACGAGCCAATTCAATTAGTAATTTAATTAGATGGAAAGAATTTGAAATTGACACTAAAGGATTCACTACTCCTATATTTGGAAAAATAAATAATTATAATATTAAATTATCAATGGGAAAACCGAAAATCTCCGCACCTAGAATGATCTTCTAGGACCTTATTAATGGCATAGTTAATAAGTCACTCACAAGTTAAATACGATTTAACCTATCATATGGCGTCAGGTATCATTTTTTGAAGTAGTTACCTCGAGCCATATTAAATAATTCTGGCACTAGAATTTGGGAAATAGTGTCAGATTTTGGAATTGGTTTATTTTTACAATGAGAACCTACTTCGTGCAAGTCTACTGATCGCCTGCCCTGGTAGAGATAGCTAGTCCGAATAATCTATATGATCACTTTAATATTTAAGCTCTGTTATTTTTGTCTTGATGTAGAATGCCTCTCAGATAATTTGACAACTTAAAAAGTAAGATCTACTTATACTAAAGTCTAAGTATAGATAGCTAGGTAAGCGAATGATAAGTGGAGTGAAACACTTATCTCCAATATGGTAATGTCATGATAAGTGGCAAGGTTAGCACCTCAAAATGAGCAGGGTATGAAGCACCAGGCCTATTCAAGAGACCAGAAGGGTTTATATTCTGGTTATACTAAATGTCATTATGCGATCCTATGCCCCGTAG